GATAAGACACTGTACTTGACAGATCTACTTTATATGTTAATGATCTATCAATACTGTTAAGACTTTCGTTAACTCTAGACGCTAATACTTTCTGATTAATAAAGAAGAAATCTTCATTCAAGAAAGTCTTTTCATAATCTTCTGTTTGACTGTATGCTGTAAAGGTTCCAACATTATCATCAACAGGAGCAATGTTTGTTGTTTTAACAGAACTCTCTATCTTAGTTTGAGCAAACGATAAACTAGGAACATTTGCATAAATTTTTTCAAACTTTCTGTTGTATGAAGCATATATGGATGAACCACCACCAAAAGCACTAGATGTTGCTTTATTAACAGAAGTAATATTATAACTGTCAATACCTACGTTAGTAACTTTGTATAGAGTATCATTTAACTCTGTAGAAGAAAGTCCACCCACATCATTTATACCTTTGAAGAATACCTGAGATTCTTCATTGTTACTATATCCATTGTTATGATGATTTACTTTAATGATAGATCTATTATTCTTAAATAACGGTGATGTTGCACTAGATTCAGAATTGGTATTAGTTTCTACTGCATTTGCATCTAATAGTTCGTAACCAAGATCTTCATTTGTAAGAAGGAAAGATGCAGTTCTAGAAATATCAAACTCTGCACGATGTAAACTAAACTTAAGATCCTCAAATAGATCTTCTGTCCAAGCATTAGTATTCTGAGACTTAAAGAGAGAACCTAAAGCAGGTTGTGTTGTGACAGTTGTGCTAGTGGCAACCTCTATTTCACCAAGTTTAGATGCCCATACAAGATAATCAATAGAGTCTGTTTCAAGAACAAGAGCATACTCAGCATCATTCTGTAGGTAGACAGGATAATCAAACTCAAAATTAGTAGGAATTGTAGAATTTGTTACACCAGTTTGATCTACAGCAATACCCATACGAACTGCTGGTGTATCAATAGTGATAGAAGATTCTATTACAGCACCAGCATTTCCTGTTCCTGTTCCTCTTATAATAACTGCTGGTGGTTCGGTATATTCCGAACCAAAAAGTATAATATCTGAATGGTATACTTTACCACCTGATACTCTAACTGTAGCAGTAGCACCACCACCGCCAGGTAATTGTGGACTTTCTAAAGTTATGATTGCAGAATCATATGATGTTCCTGTATTTTTAATTTTTAAATCAGTTACTCTACCAGAATCTTTTACAATTTTTAGAGTTAATGTGGTATTATTTGCATTATTAGCAGCAATAATTGATGGTACAGTTAAACTCTCATCTTGTTTGAAAGATGTTCCATTATGATTGTCTAGAACTAATGTATAAATTTGATCATTAGTTAACGAAAACAAACCAGATATTGATGGTGTTAATTCAATATTATTTTTATCAAACACACGTGAAACAGGACCAGAGGCATTAGATGATACTCCTGTTACTTTTTCACCTTTTGCTACAGTAAGAGAATCACTAGCAAGAACTCTCAAATATGTGTCAGGATTAATAACTTTTTGTGTACCAGGTATAATGTTCTTACCTGGTTTTCCATTTTGAATATCAGTTAGATATACTCTAATAGGAATATTAGTGCTCTTCTGTGAGAAGAATAAATCAACACTTGTAGTAAACACACCACCATCAAATCCCTCAACAGTAAATGTTTGAGCAAGTGGATTTGGTTTAACTGGATTCTCTGTATTACTATCTGTTACTTGTGTACCTTCATTTGCTTTAAAGAACGCAGGTGATGTAGATACAATAGAAGAAGGGTTCTCAGGTAAAATACCAGTTGCATAGTACTTAACTTCTGCATATGTATCTACTGTGTCCTTACTAGCATCTGTAGAACTTGATGTAAATCTAATAGTCTTTACACCAGTAGTAAATCTAATTTCACTTGCACTAGTATCATAATCTAAATTATCCGCATCTCCAGTCCAAACACTGTTTTCTCTAGGTGGATTACCTGCTGGAATTAGAAGAATACCACTAGCATTACCATTTTCATCTGTAATGATAGGAGTATTGAAAGAAGATAATGAATTAGCAGCAATACCTGTATACTTAGAGTCAGCATTTACCCAACGAGAAATATCCTGTCCTTCCATAAAAGGATAAATTGTTGTATTAGGTTTGAGACGATTGATTACATAATTTACAGGGATACTTCTAGCAAAGAATGAAAGTGAAGTAGAAACAACATTAGATCCAACACCCTTAGTTGAAATACCTTTACCAATTTCATTGTTATCAGGACTTACATTTGATGAACTAGAAACAGATGCACTAGTAACATTAGAACCTGATACATCACTATTTGTATCACCAAAAGATTCAATATTGAAGAATGATCTATTTGCACCCAACCAATTAACTTTATATGAATTATAAAGACTGGAGAATGCATCCTTTAAATTATCCTTAGCAAGGAAAATTGAATATAGATTAGTATTGTTATCAGTAACAAGTGGTGCAACACTAGTGTCATACCAAGCATCTACATTCGGACCAACAAATGAATCACCAGCATATTGCAATACTACAAATGGGTTAGGATTGATTGTTTTAGTTGCAAAATCATTTCCCAATATTTTTAATTCTGTAAATGGTAATGACAAACGCTCAGTATTATTAGTATAACCAGCAGAGATTCGTTGATCATCTCTAGTATTAACTTCTTCCAATTTAAATGAGTCTTCTTTTGATTGAGGTCTCATTACAGATTGTTGTGTATCAATAGAACACTTGTAATCAATTGATTGCAAAGAACCAATCTTATGAGTCTCAAAATTGTCTACAATGAAACCACTCTTAAATCTGTTATTACCATTACCATCAAAGACTTGCATGTTGAGTGCTTGCTGCTCAAGAATGCTTAACGTAGTGTAATATTCTAGACGCTCAATACGTTTCTCTAACTTACCAATGTCACGCATTGTATAGCGTTTATGGTCAACTGGTACAATCCTTACATCCTTACTGGTTTGAGTGAATGCTGGTATGTACATGTAGTACAAAGCAATAGCATCTTCAATTTGATCTGGTTTAGTTGGATTTAAAGAAGAATTTCCTTCATTAACAATAAATTCTCCTTTCTTATTCAAGAAGACACCATCAATTCTGCTAAGATACTGAGTTTGTGAGAATGAGAATGTATATTCAAGATTGGAATCTGGTGCAGGTGTACTAGAAACAATTCCACCACCACCAGCAAAAGATCTACTATTAGTAGAACCTAATAGAGAAGTGTCTTGATATCCTGATATAATAGCATCATTATCTACTTTAGGTCTGAAATCTAATACATCTCCCAATGATACTTTACCTAGAGCAGGTGAATTGTATGTTGGAATCTCATCAGCACCAACACCTGCTTCATGTAAGTATGAATCAACTGTACAGAAGTCACCAGTTGTATGATCAAAGTAATCAAAAGCGATTAATAGTTGACCTACAGGTGCTTCAAATCCTGGTTTTAAAATAATTCTTGATACATCATATACTGTGTCTCTTTGTCCATTATCAAATGTATACCTGTTACTAACATCAGTTCCACTTACAAGATTACCAGCAGCATCAACAGTTGGTGCATCTTGTGTAGAACCTTCATAAACATATCTAAGTTTAAAAGCATCAGCATATGTAAATGTTTCTACACTTTGAGTGTCATAATTTTTTCCTCTAAAAGGAATAACTCTATCACCAGGTGATTGAATTACAATTCTAGTGTTAAGTTTTGCTGTTTTAAGTCTTGGTTTTGCTTTTGTTACTTCAAGAGTAGCACTCAACTTAAGTTTGGGGAATGCTGTATAGTTAGATGCATCACCACCAAAGAATGTCTGTGGTAAACTAAGTACAACGCTACCAGATGTTAAACCACTAGCAGCATCTGTAGATGCAGAAATATTAACTTGATCTGCTGTAATGTAAATAAGATCGCCTTTCTCAATAGAAGTAGCACTTCCTTTATCTAAAATCGTAATTAAGAAATTACTTTCATCAAATGAAACAAATCTTTGAGTACCAAATGGTAACTGAGCAGTAAATGTAATACTACCACCACTAGAACTACCAGTGCTTACAAAATCTCTTCTTATATAATGAATAATCTTAGAATCTTCACTACTTGCTACAATAGAAGAAACTTCTTTTGTTCCTGTCTTATAAAGTAATGTTCCTTGATTAAAGTTTTGAATAGCAGGACGTATTCTAACAACACTAGTATTACTTACATTTTCAGGTAGTGCTCTATCAAAATAAATTCTTGACTTTAATACACCAGATGGTTGTGTTGCATATTGTACAATGCAACGAACAATAGTATCAGTAGTATCAGAGAATTGTACAATATCTCCTTGATGTAAAGTCTTAGTAGTATCACCACCAAATCCATTACACTCAATAAACTTATTACCTTTTATACCACTAAATGTAAAGTCTGTTACAGAAATAACTTCAGAGTATTTCTCATTGTTAATCTCAATATCAGATGTAAATACATTACTATTACCAGAACCAAATTCTGAGTAGAATGATTTGACATTCTGAGGTGTGTATGTAGTTACTGAGTTTCTAACAAGAACTGGTGTAATTTTTGCAACCTTTGAAGGTTCAGCATTTCCTGTTTTTTGATTTACTAATACAACAGGAGGTTTTGAATACTCTATGTTTACAAATTCTCTACTTACAATTGATGCTTGCAAGACTTTCTTACCAGTAGATATATTCAGACCAATCTTAGAAGAATCATAATCAATGCCATCAATTTTTAATGTGCAACCAGTAGATTCATAACCTACTCCCTTGAAGTTAATTATAAAGTGTGAAATTGTATTATCTTTAGCAATTCTTACAGAATTGTTATCTTCATCTCTAATAATTTCACCACTCTTAAAGGTTCCAAACAGAGTTTTAACCATCAAAGTCTTATTCTTACTGAAAGACCCAGTTGAAGAACCCTCTACAACACCATAAGCACCGCTTGTAATACCGTAGATATACTTTCCAGATACGAATCCACCTGTTCCTTCAATTGAATCGTCTAGTAGAATTTTAGTAAAGAACTGAGGATCAAAATAAGATAGACCAAATATACTGTTGTAAACAGCAGTACCATCATTTTTTTTACCTTTAGAAAGAACAATGTCAGTATCAGTACTAAATCCTGTTCCTCTATCTACTAATGTAAAGTTGCTTGGTTTAGCAATACCAACAACAGGTGTTACTGTCTCATTGTAGTCTCGTATGAGACCAAATCTGTTTTCATCATTCTCTCCATCTACCTTAGTTCTATATAATTCTCTATTTCCATTATCACTAGAATTTTCACTGTCATATTCAGTAAAGAACTTGTCAAGAAGATTTTTGTCACCTTCAAGTGTTAATTCAAGATACGTTGTTGCTGATCCAGATGGATCATCTAATTCAGGTCTACCAACCTCAGAATAACCAATAACATTAATAGAACTGATTGTATTAGGAACACCACTTGCATTCCTTCCTTGCACCCAGTAAAGTGTTGATAGTGCTGTTAGTCTTTCATCAAATGTATCTGTAGCATCTACACCAGATATAGTTGATATTGTTATTGTAATAACAGCACCACCACCAGCACCTAGAAGACCGTCAGAGATGCTTAAAGTGTCTGTAGCAGCATATCCTGTACCTGATGTATTCAATGTTACCGTAGGGGTTCCATCTGCTCCTACAACAACATCAAATGTTGCACCAGTTCCATTCTGTGATGTTGTACTTACAACATTAGTATATGTTCCAGCAGTTCTACTTGAATCAGCAGCACCATTATTTGTAAAAGTTCCAACACCACTAGAAGCACCATTTAATGTGCTTAGATTTATATTAGAATCCTTTTCTACATAAACAGTTTTAATTCCTTTATTTTGATCAAAAAATAATCCTCTACGGGACTTTGTTTGTTTTGAATCATTTACACTTTCTGATCCATTAAGACCAATACTTCCATCATTAAAAACAGAAGATAGAAATATGTTTGGGTACGCTGTTAAATCAGAACCATCAGCATTTAGTGGTGTGCTTCCAGAAGTATTAGTAATTCTATAAGTAGGAAGTCCTGTAGTTTTTAATCTAATATCAGATCTATCAAGAGTTTGTCTTGCTTTAGAAACAGGAAGATATTTTGTTTCTTTATTGACAATTTCAAAACCTCTTACATATGCTTTACCTGAACTAACACTAGAAATTAATTTGTTTTGTGCATCATCAACAGTTAGACCATTTACTTTACCAAATTCATCTAAAGGATATACACCTAAATTTCCATTATTTTGATAATATTCTCTAACGTCAAGAGAAAAATCTTCAACAACATAATCACCAGATTCATCAAAAGTTCTTCTTGCTAAAGTTTGCTCAATAAGATTGTAGTCTGTTTGTACTATTTGACTTTGTACAGATCCATTTTTAACTGTAAGAATTTGGATAAAATTCTTATCTGTAACTGCATTTAAATTAAATTTAACTAAATCTAGAGAAATTTTTAATCTATTTGCACCAGGTGCAGAAAAATTAGTAGATCCAATAGCATTGTCATACAAAGATGAATCTTCTTCTGCTGTTACAATATTTTCAACAATTTTAAAACCAACTTTTGCAGACGGTTTGTTATAATATTTGTCAACTATTAATAGTTGTTCTGAATTTCTTACAAAATATCCATTAACAAAGTAAATACCTTCTTCTACCTTAACAGCAGAAGCATATCCCATTGCAGGACTTTCTAACGTTGACGATGCACCTGTGTCAGGATCAGTAATAGAAATACTAGTAGGAAGTACACTTCCATCGGTTCCAACCACCATTAGTGGTGTATTAACGCCATCTACGACCTCTATGGTCTCACCTTGTCTAAAGGTATCTTCGTTAGACGCATCACCACTATTAGTATAATTTACATACAGAACATCAGAAGTAGTTTCTGTTGCAATATTAGCATCAATAACTGTTGCTGTCACACCAGATGTATTACCCTTAAGAACCAATCCTTTTAACTGGGTAATATCAA